ACCTTTTTAATGGTTGTTTCTTATAGACGATATCCTCATACTCAAAATTTGGCGATGGAGAGTGTGGGGATTTTTTTGTTTAAATTCAACAAAAAACGGTAACTAAATTTATAGTTACCGTTTCTGCGTGGCAGCTTGTGCCAACCAGATTATTTGCACTAGGATTTCTCCTAGGTTAGTAACTATATATTATCAAATATATATCATTTTGTCAAATAAGATAGCGCGCTTTGATTTCATCGCTTAAAATTTTCATCTGTGGTTCAAGTATTTGTGCAACACCAATTCCGTCTAAAGGATTGATTTTCTTAAAAATCTTCACTTTGTCAATAGTTGTAATTGAATCTAATTTCGCATAGGTAGTTTTATCTAGGTCAGATACATATTTTTCAAGACGTTGACCAGCCAATGAAACGTTATCTGTAAGTTTTTGTACAAGGTTTATTGCACGTTCTTTCTCGTCTAATCGACCTTCTTTATCCAATTTTGCGATAAGTTCATCAAAATCATCATATTCTCCAAAATGTGCTACCAGTTCATTTTCAACCTTATCTTCAGCCGCTTTGATGAGTTGTGTAGTTAGTAGGCCAAGTCCTTCAGCTAAGTTAAACTCTAGTGGTAAATTGTCGTATCCAGGTTTAGAAGTTAAAGGAATAACCGTGATAGTGTTTCTATTCTTTTTGTCTTCTTTGGTAAGCGTGATTGCATAATGTGGCGCAGAAAATTCTGATCCAAAGTTTATGCCAAAATCAACATAGACAAGCGTTCCGTAAGGGAATACTCTATTTCTACGACGCTTTCCTTGGATTTCACGCTCTAATTGATTGCTATAGTTGGTCATACTTTGACCTAGTCTAGAGGTTTTGAAGTGATTTGGATTCTCAACAGTCAGTTGTTTCATTTTATCTGTTGATACTGTCAATTTATCAAGATTATTTTTTTCTAGTTTGTTCATCCAGTCCCTAAGTAACTCCTTTCTTATCATCCTTTCCATTACTTGCTTGGTGGAAAGTTGAATCCTCACACTCAAAGTTTGTTGATGACGAGTGTGGGGATTTTTGAGTTGTTTCCAAAATGGAAACAGTTGGTTTTATTCCCCTCTATACACCCCGACAACTGCAAAAATCTTGATGTGTGTGTCTTCGGCTGGTGGGAAGTCTAGGATGATGTCTTCATACTTGTCGTTGAGCGATACTAGGCGTAAGCGTCCGTTTTCGGTATAGATCTTCTTGAAGTAAGAACGGTCTCCGTATGCGATAACTGCTAAATCTCCGTTGTAGGTAGTCAGTCCCTTGTCTACCAAATAGAGAATATCTCCGTCTTGGTAGTCAGGTTGCATGGAGTCTCCGCTGACCTTGGTAGCAATATCGTGGCGTGGTGGTTGCTCGTCAACCTCTATAGTCTCTCTATCTGTATCGTCATAACCAAATCCATAGTTAAATCCACAAGCTGCTGCCGTCTCAGATACTACCTCAACTTTGTACAAGCTGATAACTTCCGATACTTCGTTTATCTTCGTTTCTTCTTCGTTTTGCTCTGTGTACATCTCGCGGTTTGCTTTTTGCCTCTCCAGAAGCTCCTCAGAAGTCCGTAGGACGATTTTTTTATTATCTGGGGTTAATTGTACCACCTTGTCCGTTATCTGCTGTGTGAGCAAATCTAGGGACGCTGTGGGGGTGGTAACTTTAGAAAGACTAAATAGTTGTTGTGGCTCAACTTCGAGAGCAGCAGCATAAATTCTAATATCTGTTTCGTCTAATTGTCGTTTGCCGTTTTCATGATTGGATATAGTATTTTGTTTAAAACCAGTCAACTGTGACAATTCGTTTTGTGTCATTTTCTTAGATTTTCTGATTTCTTTAATAGAATTACCTAGTATATTCATAAACATTTCCTTTCTCTACTAATATATCACAATGAGATAAAAAAATAAATAAAAAAATCTCAAAAAGTGATAAAAAATCATTGACTTATATCTCAAAACGAGATATAATAGTCTTGTAAGGTTGAGAAAGGCAATCTTAAGACAAGGAAAACAACAGAAAGGATGGACTAAATGAAAAAGCACAAAAAGAAAAGACTTACCAATGAAGTCAAGATCGGTTTGATAATAGCCCTCATCAATCTAATCTCTGCACTGGTAAATCTTATATCAAAACTCTTCTAGGAAGAGAGTGGAAGGGGCGAAAGCCCCAACCACTATTGTGTAATTTCATTATAGCACAAGGTAGAAAAAATGCAAAACAAAACCGCTAAATTTATCACTTGGTCTTTGATTGCCTTAACTATTCTAGTTATCATTATTACTTGGCTTATATAAGAGAGGAGAATTATTGTTGACAAATAAAGAGAAAATACGTTCTCAATTTCTTCTTCCTAAAATTCGATTAAGGGAAGAACGTAGAAAAAGAGAGCTTACTACGTTATACATGGCGGACTTGATTGGGTTAAAAAATCGTCGTCAGTATGAACTTAAAGAAAAAGGTCAGTTTCCTTTTCAGGATTATGAAATGGCAATTATTGCTAATAAATTCGGAATGAGTGAAACTGACTTATTCTTCAGTTAAAAATATCTCAAAAGGAGATAAAACAAACAAAAGTCAAGAAGGTCAAACTTTTTCAAATTCGATAGAATAATTCTATCAAAACTGTTGACAAGTACCAACAGTTTTGAAAAGACCTATTAGTAGAAAGGAAAAAGTCAATGTATGGAGCGAAAATGAGGGAGCTGAGAATGGCTCAAAAGCTGGGGTTGCGTGAGCTTGCCAAGCGAACCTTGATAGACTACACGACCTTGTCACGGATCGAGAACGACCTGAAGGCAGTGACGCTGTCGCAGGCGGTGGTCATCGCCAAGGCGCTAGGGTGTAGGGTAGAAGATATGTTGTAGGAGGAAGGAGAGGGGATGGTAAAACTGAATATCTCTTTAAGAAGTACGTCTGTAGATGAAGCTATTGAAAAAATAGCTCGCATTAAAGAAGCACATCCAGAAGATGTGCTCCAAATAGATGTTACGATTCTGGATGATTATCTTTTAAGTTCGTAACAGTTTCATAGAATCGCTTGTAGAATTGTTCAATGGCTTCTTCTGTTAATCCAGATTTTGGAACACTTTGTGCAACTCGAATATTAAAGTGTTCGACGGTAATTTTTGTAAGTTCTAAAGCGATTTCTTTGTCAGATAGTGTCATTACATCACCCCCTTTCTGATTTTATTATAGCAAAAAGGGGAGAACAATAGAAAGGAAGACAGTGGGAAACTATTTTAACACTGGGGAAAGTAAGAAGAGGAATAATATGAACAACGCAGCGCAAAAAGTAACACGGATTGACAAAGATGCCTGGGAGATTGCTGCAGAGCTAGCGAACGAGTACGGAGTATCTATTTGTAACATCATCAGCGAGAGCGTCCGCTACTGTGCAGAGAATGCCGAATTTAAGGAGATGGACGTTGTCGTTAAACGATTGGTAGTCGGCAGTAAGGTGTTGGAGTAGGAGGGGAAGATGAACGAACTAGTATGGTTTTACTTTACTGTCATAATCAATATTATCATTGGTTTTGCCACATACTACGCTAGCAAAAGAGATAGAAAAAAGCGCATCAACGAGTATAAAAAAATACAAGATGATGAGCTTGAAAGAATTAGAAATAAATTTAATTTATGATTTTTTAGAACTCTTTCCCTAGAAAGGAACATTATGAACGAACTAGAAAGAACAGCCCTCAATGAGATATTGAGGACCGTGACATATATTGCTGAGGAAAGGAGAGGAAGAGATGGCAAAAAAAGAATTTAAAAGTAGTTTCATCGATAAAAAAAAATTAAGTAGTAGTCTTAAAACACTGATGACTCAACAAGCTATTGACAGAGCAGAGCTTGCTGAGTCTCAGCGTAAGGAACTTGAAGAATTTATCAAGAACCTGTTTTAATTACTTAGAGCCACGTCGCCATTGCTCATCAAGCATGTCCGCTTGTTGATCGAGTAGTACATTGACAGTATCAATTACTTGGAAAGTGACATCATCTACTTTTTCGTGATTATCAGATAATGTCGCAATGAGTAATTTAATCTTGTCTTGGCCTAAGTCAACCATTACATCGAATGGATTTTGTTCATCGTTCATTACATCACCCCCTTTCTGCTTTTATTATAGCAAAAAGGGGAGAACAATAGGAAGGAAAGAGGGATGGCTTCAGAATATCTAACAGAAGAGGAAGTGGAAAAAATAAAAAAAGAACTTTTGCAAGTTCTTCGTAATCATAATCTGAACAGCGGACTGGCTAAAGCAGTTCTTGCTGATACTATTGAGACAATTGAGAAATATTCACAGTTGCCAGAGTAGTTATTTAAGGTTTTTGATGATAGCCTCAACAGAATTTTTTAAAAGTTTTCTTGTCTTATCAGTATCACTACTACCTATCCACAATAGTTTTGATGTTGCATCAGTTTTTACTAGATATACTTCATCGTAGACTTTACCTGCTTGGTTCTGATAAATGATATTAGCAACAATGGTCTCTTTAAAGCCATTATCAAGTATGTGCATAAATTTTTGCGAGGGAGCCATGGTGTAACCGACTAGGGATGACATATTAAAACCCAGTCCGTCAATATCTTTTGAAAATTTCAAATCTAGGATGGTTGCTGAAGTATTTCCAAAATTTTTGATAACTAGATATTTATGAAAGTCATTTATTTCTATAGTATCTAAGTAAGCAACGATAACAGGACGGTTTGCTTCTTCAGTTATCTCTGCTGTGAGTTTGTTGGCTTCACTAGCTATTTTGACAGCTTTGTGAGAATAGTAAATCGATATAATACTGACTGATGTAGAAGCAATGATGGAAATAATATTAATAATATCACTAAGCATATATAACCTCAAATTTTTATTTTAATTATACCAAATTTAGAAAGGAATATTATGAACGAAATTTTTAATTTTCACGGGCAGGAAGTCCGTACTTTGACAATTGATGACGAGCCTTGGTTTGTCGGAAAGGATGTTGCGGATATCTTGGGATATGCTAAACCTCTGGACGCAATTTCTCGGCACATTGATGAAGATGACTCCGTGAAATACGGACTCACCGACAACCTAGGACGAACACAAAATACCATTATCATCAATGAATCTGGTCTCTACTCTCTCATTTTATCCAGCAAGCTACCTCAAGCCAAAGAGTTCAAGCGCTGGGTGACATCAGAGGTCTTGCCAGCTATTCGCAAGCAGGGCGGTTTTATCCGTGAGGACTTGGACGAGGATGCCTTTATTGCTTTATTTACTGGTCAGAAGAAATTGCGTGAGCAACAGGCGACCATGCTGGAAGATATTGACTATCTTAAGAGTGAGCAACC